ATACTCACAGCATCTTTTAAACTGTTGGCAAAACTTTCTCGTCTAAAACCGTGGAAATTAGTAAGATAATCAGCAACTGTGTCTTTGCCAGAGCCGATAAAACCGCACACGCCTATAATCATAGCACCCCCGTTGATGTGCTATTATATAACAGTTTTATCGCAAGGTCAAGAGTTTTTTAGCCAATTACAAATGTCATTCCAAAGCCGCCGGCTGTTAGATCCTGAACTTCTTTGTCTAACTTTTCCATTTCTTCTTTGGCTTCAGAAATTAATGCAGTACCGTTCAGGGTAATTGGGCTACCAGGGCCTGCAATTGAACCAAATTTAGAGCGTGCTTGACCCAGTATTTGCTTGCACACTGCAAGCGAATAATTTCTCAACCATTGTTTGGCATAGATATCCTGTAACAATACCCAGTCCGGTCTAAAGTTGTAACTTCTGATGAGAATTTGTTCGCCTTGTGCGAACGGACGCTGTAAAATATCCAGTGTGTGGCTGGTGGGTTTCCAGTTGTATTCGATATAGCTACCAAACATGCGTCCCACCAGTTTCTGATAGCCAGCAAAAGCATCGTATGTGGCCAAACCGCCCATCATGCTGCCGCTCATCAAGTAGGTGTTTGTGTAAGCCAAGTTGAACGGTTCAAACAATGTGCCGCCTGCGCCAAGTCCAGTACGAGATCCCACTGCTCTTCTAAACACTTCTCTAACACCAATAACTTCATCAGGTAATTTGTATTCGTTTTGGTCTTGAATCAGCTCTAAAAACAAGTAACTTTCTTCCACAGCATTGCTGCTGCGTTGACGGTATTGAGTCAGTGCTCGCTCCAGGGCCAACTCCATGTGAGCTGGATCCAGTTCCACATCAATCATACCATCGCCCAGCATGAGTTTGATAAACTCAAACACTTTGTTGCGTTCTACAGTAGAATTTGACTGAGTTGTTGATGGTACGTTATCTGCCATTATAATGTTCTCCTATGGTATTTATCGCTAAGAGTGTCTTACCATAAATACTATCATGCCAAGACTAAGTTTATATAAATCAGAAAAAGGCCGAGATTATCGGTTCATAGACCGCAATGTGTCTGAAATGTTTCAGACGGGCGGAACAGACGTGTACTTACACAAGTATATAGGCACCAATACGGATGCAGCAAATGCCACCGCTGATCAGCCACATTATGCCACCACAAAAGAAACAAACATACAAGATTTGTTGTTTTTAGAAAATAGAGATCGCACGTACGATACACAGATATACAGAATTCGTGGTCTTTACAATGTGCAAAACATTGACTTTAATCTAAGCCAGTTTGGCCTGTTTATTGACAACGATACCTTGTACATGACTGTGCATATAAATGATTTTATCAAGTACATAGGTCGTAAGCCCATCAGCGGAGATGTGATAGAATTGCCACACTTGCGTGACGATTTTGCACTTAATGAGTTTGACGTGAGTTTGCCCAGATACTATGTTATTGAAGATGTGGGTCGTGCAAGTGAAGGGTTCAGTGTTACCTGGTTTCCTCACTTGTATAGATTAAAAATAAAGAAAGTCACGGACAGCCAACAATTTTCACAGATATTTGATCAACCAGCAAAAGATGCCAACGGAGATCCCATAGCAAACACCACTCTGAGAGATCTACTCAGTATGCACAATCGAGAGTTGGAAATCAACGATCAAATTGTGGCACAGGCCGAAGCAGATGCGCCAGAAAGCGGCTACAATACTAAACAATACTATACATTGGCTGTGGACCCAACTAGTGGTAGACCTGTGTTAGAAACAGCTAGTGCCATAGATTTATTTGCCGGCGATGGTGGTACAAGTATAATGGCCAGTACTGAACACGGTATTCCTCAGCGTAGCGGATATACTGGATATTTGTTAGGTAATGGATTTCCAGTCAACGGATACGATTTTGGTCATGGTATACAATTTCCATTTTCACCTGCTGGTGACGATTTCTTCTTGCGTACAGATTATCTTCCCAACAGATTATACAGATTTGATGGCACTATGAGTGCATGGATAGCTGTGGAAGATGCTGTGAGAATGAATATGACAAATAACAACTCTCGTAACACACAGAAAACAGGATTTATTAACAATAATGAATTCACCTATAACGACACAGTGGCTACTGATTACAAAAAATTAATCTTGGGCGATGTTGTAATTCCTACAAAAATTCCGTTTACAACCACTGCCAGCTTTGTTGTTATCAAATTAGAAACAGAAAAAAGTTTATTAAATTTATTCCAATACGAAGTTTCTAAACAGCCTGGTTTACTTACATCATACCAGTATACTGATACGATGGGGGTTCAAAGTGCTGCCATACAAATTAATTTACCCATAATTGACACAGTACAACAGTCAATTCCGTATACTGGCCAAGGCACTGTGACGTTGTACAATCATAGAGAAGCTCAAAAACAAAGTTTGAGCAAGGCGCTGAAACCAAGGGCAGATTTATAATGGAACATTTTTATGATGGACAAATAAGACGTTACATCACACAGGTAATACGTGTGTTCAGTAACTTTGTGGTCAAATATGGTGATGGCACACTGGTGAGAATTCCAGTAATGTATGGCAACGCTGACAGACAAGCAGCCAGTATTATCCGTAACAACTCAGAAAACAAAGTCAATAGTGTTCCCAGAATTGCTGTGTATGTGACTGCATTGGCATTAGATAGAGACAGGTTGTCTGATTCATCGTTTGTTAGTAAAGTACATATTCGTGAAAGAGATGTAAACAACATCGGCGAATATACTCATGGCCAAGGACGTAATTATACAGTTGAACGGTTGATGCCCACGCCATTCAAACTGACATTAAAGGTAGATATTTGGAGTGCCAATACTGAACAAAAACTTCAGATCATGGAGCAGATACTGGTGTTGTTCAATCCCAGTTTGGAAATACAAACGTCTGACAACTATATAGACTGGACCAGTCTAAGTGTGTTGAATTTAAACGATATCAATTGGTCCAGTCAAACTGTTCCTATTGGGGCAGAAACTCCTATCGAAGTCGGAACACTTACTTTGGATACTCCCATATGGATCAGTCCTCCAGTCAAGGTAAAACATCTTGGAGTTGTTACTGCAATTCTTGCCAGTATGTTTGGTAACTCCACAACCAGCAGCACATACATTGAAGGACTGGGCTCTGATCCAATTGAAGCCACGGTGGTAACAAGCCTCAGTTTATTTACTACAGGTAGCACTGTTGGCGGTTATAAAATTGAAGTATACGGACCCAGTGTAATATTGCTGGGTGCTACTGAAAATGTTGTGCCTAGTGGCCCAACTTTAGATATACCTGTTAGACAGGGTACACCTATCAGCTGGAATGAGTTTTTTGCCACCGCTGGCGGAAAATACACAGCTGGTAGCAGTATGATTTTTCTTTCTCAAACCAACGGTAGTTATATTGTGGGCACTGTTGCTATTAATGCGCTGGATGACACAGTGTTAAGTGTGAATTGGAATGCAGATACATTAACTACAAACACAGGTATTGACAGCAACGGAATACTGGAGGAAAATACCGGATATAACTTGGCAGGCAGTTATAGACCCAATAGTCCTGGTACCTTTGATGCAATTGTTAACCCGCAGACATACAATCCATATCGTCCATTGAGTACAGAAATAAGCAATCAAACAATTGCAGCTGGCAAAAGATTTTTAATTATAGAAGACATAGGAGATATCACCAATGTGACTCCTGCGCAGGCCTGGGGTGCATTGGTGGCAAAAGCCAACAATATTATAGAATGGACTGGAACTGCATGGCATGTGATATTTGATCACAGTCAATATTCTGACACCATGGTGTGGCAAACTAATATATACACTGGAGTCCAATACTTGTGGAATGGTGTTTCATGGGTCAAGAGCTTTGAAGGTGTATATGAGTCTAGTAAGTGGAAAATAGTATTGTAAAAGAATCCATAGTTTGCAGTGGTGCATTGTTTTATGCCAAGGTCACACGACGATTTTTACTATTACAAAAAGCACATGGTAAACATGAGGGCACTTGGGGCTTGGTAGGTGGCACCAATATTGCTGGAGAAACTCCGTGGCAAGGTCTACAGCGAGAAATAACTGAAGAAATAGGCACATTGCCCACTGTCATCAAAACAATTCCTTTAGAAACTTTTGTGAGCAATGATAGAGTGTTCAATTTCCACACGTACTTGTGCGTGATAGACAATGAATTCTTACCCTTGTTGAGTGACGAGCATCAAGGTTGGGCCTGGACCACTGTGGATCGTGCTCCTAAACCCTTGCATCAAGGCCTACGCAATAGTTTTTCAAACAAAATTATTCGCACCAAACTACAAACTGTGTTTGATCTAGTGGATTTGATCTAACAAAAAAGCCGCATGTAGCGGCTTTTTGTTGATTAAGCCTGCGCTTCACCCCAACGCAGCACCACGTTGGCGGTAACAGCTGAGCCAGCTGTTTTGTAAATGTTAATGGCCAACACATCTGGACCGTTTGGATATGTGCCTCGGCCACCAATAGTGGTGTTGGTCAATTCTTTCAACTGACTCAGGTCCAAATTACTCAGTGCTCCAGATGTTGCAATGAATGAAAACACAGTTTCACCCGGCAGTGCATATGGTGGCTGTCCAAAGCCAAATGTAACTTGTGTTGTGCCGGGAATAATAGTTACACCGTTGTTTAAATTCTGTGTAAATGTTACTCTGTAATAATTGGTACCAAAGTATGTGGGATTGGTCACGCCGTTCACGTTGGTACCAGCTGGGTAGTTGACATCAGTTGAATACACTTGCGTACCAATTGTGGCAGTTGTGGCAGACCACTCTGCTGCACTGAAGAACAACACAGATGTATTGGTGACATTGTAGCGTCTAGTAACTGTCAGTGTGGTGTCTCCAGCTGTGTTGCCAAGGAATCTGCTGCTGATTTGTATATAATAGTAACTGCCACTTTGTCCAATGAATTGAATCTGGTTGCCCGAAGTGGGCACATTAGAGCCTGACAAGAAATCTCCAACTGCCAAGCCGCTTGTTTGATAACTTGCATAATCAGTGTTTGTTACAAATATGTAATTGACATCGCTTCTGACTGAATTGGCTCCAAACGGAGCTGCACGAGCTGTGATAGAACCAGTTGGAAACGCTTGAGTTGTGATGGCAGTGCCTGTAACAGTTGCACCAGTGCTCCATGTCACACTACCACCCGGAGCAATTTGACTAAAACTGGGCTGGCCGCCAGCCGCTTGAGTACTTAAACCAGTCCACTGAATGTTGCTGGGGTTGGTTGGATAGTTACTGGGATTCAAAATACCCTGAATAACAATACCACCCGTTGCTCCACTGTCCACAGCACAGTCAATATTTTGTAGCAACAATTGCGCACGATTTAACAACTCTCTGTCGCCTAAATCACCCACTGTGGCATTACTGACACTGGGAGACAAACGTAACAAGAATGCTGTTTGAATTGTGCTGGATACACTGATGTTGGTACCAACATAGTTGAACAAATATCCTCGGTCTTGGTCAAATCCACCGTCAGTCATAAATGCTGAGCCCCAATGACTGATGTTTGGTGTGGCTGTTTGTGTTAACAAATACAGTCCAGTATTGGTTGGTTGGGCACCACCTGTTGTGCCCTGGAATGTTCTGTTGATGCCCGATGCAAATACTGAATAGCTGGTGCCTCGAACGCACCCTGTGAATGATGTTGATGTTTTTCCAGTGTACTGAATAATTTCACCTTCTTGATTAAGCACACCAGCCGGTGGAAATAAACTGGTGTCACCTACTGATAACACAGTGTCGTTGGTGGTACACGGAGCACTCAACAAAGTTCTAGGACCTTCGTTGATGACTTCATAACGCACTGGCATGTTGCCTGAACGCATGTATGCTTCAGTATTCACGTTGCTGTGTTTTAC